ATTGACCACAAAGTCCGGATCATTTATTCCGGATCCTGACCCGAATTGGTTCGATCCATCGAGTGTCAAAGTGCCTATTTTGAGGTAATCCCAGTCCCACGCGCCCACGCTCGATGTTACGCCATCCACGATGATCTCGCCAATCGTGGCCCCGTTGTCGCCGTTGAGGTTAATTATCACGCGGTCCACGGTGGAATTTTCAGCCACATAGGAGCCAGACCCGCGATCCGAATCTATGACAAGCGAAGAAATTGTTGAATTGAGGACGGCGGAATTGGTGTGCCCATCGACCTTTGCCGCGCCCATCGTGAGCGTTCCCACTTCCATGTTGGCCCAGTCCAGTGACGGCGCGGACGAATTGGTTATGGTAAACACACCGACATTGACCCAGGCACCGGTCACGCCGGACGTTCTATTGATTTCAAATGAATTGGTGAGGCCGGATTTGCCCAAATCGAGGTTTTTCAGGTGGAGTTTATCCAGCCGCACACCATCCAATGTTGGTGTTTCGGGATCGGGTGGGAGTGGATTCCCCACGATATTTGGCAGGGAGTATTCGGCACCGGCTTCGGGCCATAACATCTCCGAATTTGTACCGGCAATGACCAAGAACAACGTCCCGGCGAATCCGATGCCAACAACGACCAAACTGGTCAAACCGGCTTTGGCACTGCCGAATCGGAGCGTGGTCGGCATCGGGATACGGAGCGCAGACACGAACCGCAGTTGCGGAATATTGAACCTGGGCAACCGTGCCGATGGGATCGAGAATGTTCGTGGCCCTAACTTAATTATCATTTCTGCTGTTGCCCTCCTTCGCGAATCGTCCGGTAATCGCTGCCAGCCCCGCCGTCGTGGGCGTAGCAAAAATCGCATATGCGACCAAAATTATATCGAGGTGAGGCGCGACTGATTCTGGTCGTTGGGTCGTAGACCAAACGATGATAATTCCTAAAATCACAAAAGCGGCGACGACTGGCGCAAGCATTATCAACGTGAGAAATTCCGCACCGGACAACGTGGTCGTCGCCCGCAGTTTCACCTTTTCCAGTTCGATTCTGGTTTCGGTCAGTTGATCTCTTAGGTCGTCGATCTCTGCCATACGATCCGCACCATATCACGTCGGTGGATCTGGGACACGAGGTGGTCTGTGGATCGTTTTCTGAAAACAACGGCCTTAAAACGGCCCGTGTGACGCTCAATGCGTGGTTCCCACAGGCACCCACGCCAGATGTTCGCGCAATCGTTCCAACGGCGTGAGAAGGTGCCACGGCATACCATAGGTCGGTCGCGGTAGCCATTCCATCCATTCCATCGAATCGATAAACAGAGATTTATCACACCATCCGACCACGGCGAGAGATCTATATAGAGGTTGACCGGCTGCCGCACGCGGAGAATCCGTGGGCGGCTTCCACACCAGCACGCCGTATTCCGCCCGGAACAATTCGTAAACGTCTGCGCCCTCAATCATAAAATCGCCGCCCATCGCACCCGTTAGTTTGACCTCGATAAATTCCCCGTTATACAACCGGATGTCGCCCCGTTTATCCGCACGGTCCGTCCGGATGTCGTCGAACCCACCAAGGCCCAGCACGGACATGGTGGCATATTCGCCCATCACGCCCTCGATGCTGATCTCCAGATCAGTTTTCTTTTTGGAGATCTTTTGGGTGCGGACGCCGTGGCGAAGGTTGTTTCGGTGGCGTTCTGTTCCCAGGTCGCGACACCGTTGGTATTCAAAGTCCGTCAGGTCTATATATTCAACGTCGTGGCTATTCATCACATATCCTAGGATCCATCGAATAGATCGACATCATATGGATCCGTCCATTCGACAATATCGGGACTCAATCCATGAACGGGGATCTGTACCATGTCCGCCAATATCTTTCGGGCGGTCCGGACGAACTGACCTCTGGATGATCTGTTCATCGGCGGCAGTGGATCTTGTGGCAACACCGCGTGGACCGTGAAAATGGTTTTTCTTGGCGACCATACGCCCAGCACATCCACCTCCACTTGGCGGCACTCCGGTGGGTTCTCACTCCACGCTTTATCCGCAGGCGTCGATGGCAACTGCCACCACACCAGACGGACACGCAGAGTGTCCGGCGTCGATGCGCCACCTGCCTTGACCCTAGATTCTGTCATTAGTTAATCAACAGTAGTTAACCTATAGGGTGTTGATTTGTTGATTATCAACAGGTCAACACGTTGAATCAACAGTTGATTGATTATCTACTTATTTGCCAATGTATGCGTCAATCTGGTAATCGCCTCGCATATTTCAGCCAAGCCGTTGACCATATCCTGTTGGGTGTCGGTGTTGTGGTCGATGGCTTCTTTGACATGCGCCACCATCAGTCCCATCGCGGCAATCGCCTCCACTAATTGTGCCATTTGGTCGTGGTCAGGTGGGACATTCCCTAGACGCTCCATATTACCTCGCGATCTCTTCCGCCAGCATCTGGCCCAATGCGGCGTTGGTCATTGTTGTGGTTATCGGTGGATGCTCCATCCGGCTCCATCGGTATACGGTCCGCCAGGTGACGCCCAGCCGGGTGGCGATGGTCTGATAGGTGATCCCGCGTCCGTGCAATTCTTTCAGCAGTTGGGCCGTTTTATTCGGCCCGGAAACCTCCGTGGTTTGAACCATTCATCCTCCATCTAATTTCTGGATCCATCCCCATTATATGTCCATCGTGTCATGTCCCACAGGGCGCATATACACCACCGAAAACCGATTGTGAAATCTTGCACGCTAGGCACGAATCCGTGTCCGGTGAGACACGCCTCTTTTTATACAAGCATTAGGCGCATTTTTATATTTGTAAAAGGAATCGGCCTTTTTGTACCAATATGGCGGAAATGCTTCAGATTGGTCGTGAAAACGCTTGACGTGACATGGTGACCCTTAATAAGGTGGTATTGGAATCTGACATGGTGACACCTTAACAACTGAATACAGCGTCTAGTCTGAATCTACTGGACAGGCTGAAAAAACGGTAAGCACGGTGCCGTGGGCCAACAAATCCGGCGTGAGCCACACTCACTGACAAAGTGGCGCAAGAGAAACCAACCGATGCCCAACAATGAAACCCAGCGGATGCCACCGGAAGTGTCGTCGATGTATAGCATCGTTTCCGATGTCGATCCAAAGCACACGAAGATCGAATCTCGATCCGGATGTGCAAATAACGAAGGACGTAACGGCAAGCATCGGTGCGACAGGTGCAACGACGGCAACATCAATGTGACGTGTCCATTGGTGCAAACATCTATGTGAGTCAGCCCGGTCCAAACGACCGGGTGTAAACACCAGCACGGACGACAAGGCCGTGCGGATGTTAATAAAAATCGGAGGAACGACCATGACTACCAACAACGATTTCCGCGGGATCAACAATGTGGACGACCTTAATTGGATCGGCGTTAACGATTTGCACGACGCATACAAATGGTACAACGACCACATCGCCACCGTCCCACAGAACGCCGACCGTGTTCTACGGGTCGCCCAGACAATCTGGACTTCTTATGTAAGCACCAATGGTCGATGGAGTGCCGTTAACGCATCCACCGGACGGGTCAAACTGCTGCCCGTATTACATCATCGTGGATCGCGTCCGACACGACGCATGGAAATCGACTCCAAAGATCCAGCCGCAGCCGGTCGGCGTGCCGCCAGATTAAACAACGAATAATTCGCCCTGACGATGGATGGATGGCTACCATCCGAAATCCCTGCCTGCCAGCCAGCCAGGTGGGGAATCGGCGAAAGCCAAATATTTTTTGGAAGTGATACATCATGGCTACCTTTGACCACAATCGGACGTATGGAATCGAGATCGAAATGTCGTGGGGACGAGAAAACCGGCCCGCCCAAACAACAGTCGCCCGTGCGCTAATGAACGCGGGCCTGATGGCGTCGGCAGCGGGATACACACACGATGTCAGCGCGGGATGGAAAGTGGTTTCCGATGGCAGCGTTTCCAACGGATGGGAAATCGTATCGCCGATATTGTCCGGACTCAATGGAAAGGAACAACTGAAAGCCGCTATGCGGGCCGTCAAAGAGATCGGCGCAATCACACACGCATCGTGCGGCATCCACGTTCATCACGGCGTCCACGATTTCACCGCCAAACAGTTGGCAAACATCGCCAACATCTACGCCAACAACGAAGAAGTAATCGACCAACTGGTCGCACCATCACGGCGTGGAGATTGCCAATGGGCGCAGAGTATGAAGAACCAACGCAATGGTTTCTATGCCCCGTCCGTAGATCCGGAAGTGCCGTATTACGACGCCATTGCATCGTACACCCCGTCGATGCTGCCACCGGTTCCGTGGCAGTCAGACCAGACCGCCAATTCCGATGATAGACAGAAGAAATCCAGACTCGTCCAACAGTTGGCACCGGGCGGACGTTATTACAAGGTCAACTTTCATTCCTACCTGCGGCAGGGCACGGTGGAATTCCGGCAGCACCAATCGTCGTTGAACGCCATCAAGATATGGGATTGGGTCGTTTTCACGCAGATGGTTGTCACGACGGCAAAAAACACACGAGGCAAGGCACGACAACGGATCATCAATCAAGGCAACGTATCCACGCGGAAAGAACGTGGATTGGTGCGGGATCTTAGGATGCGACAAAATATGGGCGCGGACGAAATCACGATGGCGTCCATGCGGCGTTTGATGCGTCGTCGCGATGGTATGGGATTCAATATGTCCGCACGACTTCAGAACGGCGTCCGGATCGACATCGACGATTCGGACGATTCGGACGTTGCGGACGCTTCGGCCGTCCATGCGGCAGTTTGCACCGGGCATCTAGTGGAACGCACCAACCGGAACAACGGCGAACATTTCATGGGATGCAGTGAATATCGGCGTGGATGCCGATTTACCACGCAAGTGGTCGCTGCTACCAACGACGATGAACGGCGCGCAACGGTGCGTTTCACTTTCACCGAATACGAGGCCCAAGCAGCGACCGAGGTCGAATGTACTTGCACCGACCCCGAAGCCGACTTCCATGGCCCACGCTGCCGGATAATCGCTAGGGCGGAAGAACTGGAATCGGCGTCATACGACATCATAACCATCTAATCAAAATCATATTTGGAGGCTTGACCATGTGCGGAATCTTGGGCGTATGCCTAGATAAAAGAGAACGGAACGACGCGGACTACATCGAGATCGCGTTGGACTTTGCACGGATCTGGGAGGAATCCCAGACCCGTGGCACGGACGCCGCTGGCGTCTACATCGTCAATCGGGAATCGGAGATCCGATACATCAAAGCACCGGTGCCATCCAACAACATCACGGACATGGACGACGACTTTGGATTCTGGCAACTGATCCGGGATCACGTCGGTCCGGACACCATCGCCATCATCGGGCATACACGATTCGCCACCACTGGCGCACCGGAGTGCAACGACAATAACCATCCGGTGGTGGATGCGCCAATCATCGGCGTCCATAACGGCATGATTCAAAACCATCTGAGACTTAACGCCAAATATCCCAAATGCGCGGAGGTCGATTCGGCGGCAATCATGTCGCTGTTGAAAGCCAAAGCCGGTGACAAACCATTGACCATGGGCGTCGTCGCCGGATCGTTGCATGAACTGGACGGATCATTCGCCATCGCGGTGGCGGATATGCGGAAACCGGACGGAATATTCTTGGCCCGCAATCACAATCCGGTTTCGTTTGTACGGAATAGGGCCGATGGGATCTTGATGTTCGCCAGCACCGCCGACATCCT